CGGCACACTGGACGTCGGCAGAGTCAGCATCGGCTGCCGTGCAGCCATTCCGATCGAGCCGACCGAGCCGACCTCGAAGTCCGCGTCGAAGATCGCCTTGACGGTCGCACCTGCGAGCGTCACGGAAACGGCGAAGTCCGCGAAGAAGACGTCGAACGGCTCGGTCAGCGCCACGATTACCGCTCCTGCGTCAGCACGAAGCCGACCACGCCGACCAGGAACTGCGGCGAGTTGGTGCCGCCGATCGTGGCGACGGCGCGCAGGAACCTCTTGCGGCGGTCGAGTTGCAGGTTGATCGTGTGCGCGACCGAGGCCTTGGTGCCGGCATCGGTGACCGTCGTGAAAGTCGCGCCGCTGACGTCGGCGTAATCCGAGTCGTCGTCGGACTCCTGCAGCTTGATTGCGAGCGTCGGCGACGTACCGGCGACGTTCTTCGCGAGCGCGACGAACTTGGCTTCGCCGACGTAGCCGACGATCGACACGCCGGTTCCGGTCGTGGTCTGCGTGATGTCAGACAGCGGAATGAGGCTGATCCGCGTCTGGGCCTGGGCGACGTTGTTCTGGATCATCGTCGCCTCCTTACGCCGATTTCGCGTCGACCATCGTCGCGAAGCTCTCGACGTGGCGGATGGCGACGTCGACGTCCTGCAAGGCGACGACGCGGACCGTGCCGGCGCTGCTGCCGGTGTACGGGTCGACCATCAGGTCGATCGTTCCCCACATGCCGATGACGAGATCGGCCCAGTTGCCGAAGACGATCGCCGAGCAGACCGCGCCCGAGCCGCCCTTGACCAGGTTGCTCGGCACCGCATTGGTGACGCCGGTGCGGTAGCCGTTGAGCGGGGTGTCGCCGCCGTCCCAGACGAAGCCGTTTTGACCGGAAACCTTGCTGGTGGCCTTGAGCTTGCCGCGGGTCTGCGCGTTGACCAGATAGGCCATGGAGCCGACGTCCGCGTTGTTCACGGCGACATCGGACTCAAGCTCGATGATGTGCGACCAGGTCGGAGCAGCGCCGTCAGTGCCGCCGACGACCGATGCGGTGACCTGCGTCAGGATGCCGCTCGGCTGGGCGTTCGCGCCGGACCCGTTGATCGCCGCCTGCTGGATGGCGAGCCCGAGCACCGTCGCCAGGTCCTGCTGCACGAGCGCCTCGACGTCAATCGACGACTGCAGCAGCAGCTTGCGCGAGATGTCGGTGTAAGCGCCGACGGTCTTCGGGCTCATCGTTACCTGCGCGAAGGTCTGCTGGCTCACAGTCGGCGCGGTCGACTCGGCGACCCAGTACGCCGTCGCGGCGCCGGAGAGCTTCGGGATCGCGACGCTGCCAACCAGGCCGGTCATCATCCGCGTGCCCAGGCCGCTGACGACCATCGCGTTGCGCAGCAGCTCGATGAAGTCGCCGGCCATCAGGTCGGTGGCGACGGTGTTGCCGCCGGCCGAAGCAGTACCGACCGTCAGGTCGCGCTTCTGGACGTCGTGCGGCACGAAGAAGCCGCGCGCCGACTTGCCCATGATGGAAGCGACAGCGTCCGAGCACTCGCGCTCGAAGGCGGCGGCGCGCTGCGCCGCGGGATCCGCGGGATTGGCGAGCGCGTTGATCGCGCGCATGACGCTGAAGCGCTTGACCTCGGCGCGGCTCATGCCGATGTCGGCGGTGGGCACGGGCTTGGTGGCCAGCTTCTCGATCGCGGAGCGCTGGAACTGCTCGACGGTCAGACCGCGCTGGATGGCATCCATCGCCATCTCGGCGCCGCCCGGAATGCCGGCAGCGATTTTCGTGATCTCGGCCGCGTGATTTCGCGACTCGACGACCACCGGGGTGGTTTCGGACATGACTTGTTCCTCGGGATTAGATTGCGGCTCGGGATCGGCGTCGACGGCCGGCGGCGGTGCGCTGGCGTCATCGAGCGATCGGCCGACGCCGACGTTCGGATCAGCGGGAACGCTGACCAGGCTCACTTCGAACGGCTCCCAGTCCGTCACCCGGTAGGTCTCCCGACCCTCGGATTCCTCGACCATCACCGCTTTGTGGATGAGGTAGCCGACAGAGACGTTGCGGCGGATGCCGTCTTGCACGTCCTGCCAAACCTCCTCGGCTCTCGCGCTCCTGCCGAAGCGCACGGTCGCGCGGGCCACCCGGTCCGCGCCGACTGAGACTTGCTCGACAACGCCGACGACGTCGCGCGTGTCGTGATCGACCAGCAGATTCGCGCCCTTGACCATGCGGCCGAGTCGCATCGAAGTCTGCGTCACGTCCAGCACCTCGACGCCCCAGAAGCGCTCGTAGGGCGTCTCGCTGGCGAACGCCAGCTCGGCGGTCCTGGTGTCGACGTTGATCGCCGCGCGCTCAAGCTGCAGCGCGCGCTCTGCCCGGCGGTCAGGCAGATGCCGCGCCAGGCTCTCCGGGATTGGTTTTTGTTTCATGCGCCGCAGAGTGCGGCGCGCTCAGGTGCATCTTTAAGGCAGGCGATGCACCACCAGCTACAAGACCCCTGTCTTCTTCAGCAGCACGATGCACACCACGGCAGCGGCAGCCCACAAAGCGTTCTCGATGCGCTGGGCCATCAAGGTCGTCTGAGGCTGCGTCTTTTCGATGTTGCTCATGCGCTGACTGAGCTTCTCGATCGCAGCTGCGTTCTTCTCGATCGCGTTGAACGCCCGCTGAAGCGTCGCCTGGCTGGTCGCCACGCGCTCCTCGACCAAAGCGAGCTTCACCACCGCGTCGCTCAGTTTGTCCACGGACTGCTTGATCTCGCCAACATCCCGGTGCAGCGAGTCCAGGCGCGTCGCGACGAGCTCGATACTGTCAGCCATCCACCACCTCCGTGGGTTGCACCATCACCAACCCCATCCGCCCCCGCGCCACCGGCCATTCCTGCTCGGTAATGTCTGCCGACGCCAAAAGCGCTTCGACCTCTGCGAGCGAGACGGTCAGACCTGCTTCGGCGGCGAGAGCGACGATCATGGCGGGTTGTCCTTCGCTGATCGTGTTGTCGAGCCACTCGCCGTCTGTGTCCTGATACCACTCACTCAGCGGCAGCAGCGCCGCGAAATCGCTTCCGATCCACCCGGTCGATTCCCAATGCGTCGCGGGTTCCGCGCCCGTGGCTGAGAGCGGGACCGACCACATGTCTTGCCCTGCGGGACCCGCGAGCGTTTCGGCGAGTTGGCGGGCGAGGGTGACGTGCTCGGTGGTGACGATCATGGTGCGGAAGACGAGGGTCATCGGTTCGCCCAATATGCAATCGCTGCGATCACGAACCCGCCAACAATCAACCCATACACAACTGACCCGATCTCATGGCTCATGCCAGCACCACTCCAGTTTTCTGCGCGAGCCACCGCTCGACCTGCACAATCTGCGCGTCAGTTGGCAGAGTGCCGCCGCGACAGACCATTCCGTAGTCGCGGACGTTGGCGGGCAGCGATGTTCCGGCGCGACGGTAGAAATAGGCCGGGTAGTTGCCGAAGTTGCCGGTGCCTTGATCTGTATTTGCCGACAGCGCAAGCACGCCGTTTGCATAAACTTCTAGCGTGTCGCTTCCAATGACGAATTTACCCGTCAGGACGTTTGAAAGCGGCGCGGCATAAGACGATGCGGATGTGATCGGCCCGACAAATACCGAGCCGCCGCTGCCAGCGGAATAGTTTGCCGCAGCAGAACCGGGTGCGCTGATGTTGAAAGTCCCGGCTCCGCTACCAGTATTGAATTCGATCAACATCCCACGCGCCGCATCCGACAGCTTCCGCACCCCCGCCGCCACAAACACCTTGTCGCTGCCCGAGAAATCGATGCTGTTCGTCTGCATCCAATCGTCGCTGCCATCGGGCGCGATGAACAGCGGGAAGCCTGCGGTGTCGTAGGTCAGGCTATCGACCACGCGCTGGTACGGCGGGAGGGATGCGGACTCGTTGGCGGCGCGGAGGTCGGCTTTGCGAATGAACACCGTTGAGCCGTTGCCGACGTACGAGGTTCCTGAGGTAGCTTGCGCCGCCGTCGTGCCCATGTTGACAATAAAGTACACACCCGGCCACGAACGATTTACAACGCGGCAGCGGTAGTACCCGTCACTCAGCAACTCAATCGACGCCGTGCCGACACCCGCAACTGCTACCGTCCCATTTGACAGGTTGAATACCGTCGGGCTTATGCCGTTGCTGCTGACGCCAATGAACGAGGCCGTGCCTGCTTTTGCTTCGATGTAAATCGACTGCGAAACACCGATAACGGATGATCCGACGTTGTAATAAACGCGATGCTCGCCGTTCGTGCTGTTGTCCGTCATCAGCCCAGCTGCATTGATCGTGCAGTTTTCCTTCGTCCAGACGCCGTTTGTGAAATCTTCGCTGTAGAGAAGTTGATTCACCCGCGCCGACAACTGCGCCCTGCTCGTCGAGCCGGTCTGGAAGCGGTGGTTGCCGCTTACTTCTTTGAGGCTGACATTATCAATCGTGCCAGTCGTTGATGCGCCGACGGTGATAATTCCGAACGTCGTTCCGTCAGCAAGCAAACGAACCTTATATGTCCCCGGAGTCGAATAAGTAGCAGATCTGTTTGTCGTGAAAAAGCTAGCAGCGAATCCGCCTGATGAGCAGGAAACCACGGTAAACGTGATTTCGTAATATTTTCCAACCGTTGTCAGAAGTAGTCTGTACCATCCGCTTGTGTTAGCCGCCGAACTGGCAACGCCAAAACCGCCATCAATCGTGCAGCCGCCACCCTTGCTCCACCATGTGTCAGTAGCAAAATCCCCATTCGTCACCAACTCGCTGCCGAGCACCAACCCCAGCCGCTTATCCAGTTGCAGCCCGACCGGCATCGCGACGCCCTGACCGGGCATCGTGCAGGGCGTGGTTCCTGCGCTGTCTTGGAACAGGGTCGAGAGGTCTTGCGAGTCGTACCAGAAGCCTTGCTGGCCGTCAGAGAACAGCGCACGGACGGCGGATTCGAGGCTGCGCCCTGCGGGAGCGCCGAGACGGCCGAAGCGAACAGTCGAGGCGAACATGTCAGGCAGTAACTGCTGCGACTTTCTGCCCAGCGACGACGCCGAAATACTCGGCCGCGTCGGCGACCATCCTCATGCTGGACGTCGTCGCGGTCGGATTGGCGCCAAACAACAGGTGGCAGTTCGCGTCGCTGATGATCCGGACGAACTTGGTCGAGGCATTGAATGCCGCCGATTGCGTCGATGTGGTGAAGGTCACGACCTGCGTCGTGATGCTCGGCGTCGATGCGATCTGGGGCGTGGCGAGTCCGGCGTCGCGCGGCAGCTCGGTGTACTCAGTGATCCAGAGTTTTGCCATGTCAGGTGGCTCCGTTGTTCTGTGGTTGCGCAGCTGCAGCGCCCGGCGTCGCGTCGTATGCGGTCAGGCGCACGCCGAATTCCGCGGCCATGTCCTGCGCGGTCTTGATCGACTGCAGGACGTCCTCGAAGTCGTAGCCCATCGCGCTGGCGACGTCCTGCGGCGCGACCAGGCCGGCGCGGACCTTGAGGATCGCCGCCTCGATGTCGGATTTCGGGTCGACCCAGTCCCAGCGCCTCGGCTGCCACTGGTGGCGCGCGAATTTTTCGTACTTGGCTGGCGGCAGCGCGGATCCGTTCGGCATCGTGATCGCACCGAGCAGCAACGCCATCCGCAGCCATTCGGCGAACACCGGTCGCAGGAAGGACGAGATCAGCCACTCCTGATCGGCCGACCAGCGGTCGCGCTCCTCGAGCGTGCCGCTGCGGATCGATGAGAAGTTGACGTTCTCGAGGTCGTTGGCGAGCGAGTGGTAGGCCACGCCCCAGCCGGACGCGATTCGCTGCAGGTGCGCCTTGTGGAAGGCGCCGTATTGGTCGCTTGGATACTTGCTGTCGTGCTGCGCAAACGTCACACCCGGCGGCAGGACGTCGTAGACGCCGGGCTGCGACACCGTGATCTGCTGCCCAGATTCGTCGACCTCGCCGAAAGGCGCTTCGCCGTCAGGCGTCTGGAAGAACCCGAGCAGGCTCGCGCCATGCTCTGCCGCCAGCAGCGCGGCCAGGTCGAACTTCCCGAGGTGATGCAGCGACAGCACCCCCGGCGCCATCCAAGGGATTCCGCGGACCTGCTCCGGACGCTCAGCGCGAAAGACGTGCAGCAGCTCGGCGGCCGGCACCCGGATCCGCTCGCGGCTCGACCAGACGCCGTCGTTCGGATGCGCCGAGAACAGATGCACGGCAACCGGCCGGCGATAGCTGTCGACCTCGATGCCCATGATGACGGCGTTCGACGTGCGCGTGGCGCCGGCGTTGTAGGTGGTGTCGATGCGCTCGACGTCGATCGGCTGCAGCGCAAGACCGAACCGGTTGCCGGACTCCGGGCCGCGCACCAGGCGCACCAGGAACTCGCCATCTGACGGCAGGCCGCCAACCAGCGCCTCGAGCATCTCGCGCAGGCCCATGCGGCCAGAGAGATCGCAGCGCTGCGACCACTCGGTCCACGCGGCCTCGATCGCCTGGTTGGCGAGCCGATCCGGGATGACCTGGCCGCCGCGCATGTCGACGGCGCGAGCCTGCAGACGTATGCCGGACGGCCCGACAATGTTGGCCTGGCACATCTGCCGGAACTTGCGGGCGTAGTCGTTGTTGTTTGTCAGCCCGCGGCACCGGCGACGCAGCCGATCCAGGTCGGCGCGCAGCTCTTCGTTGATGCCGCGCGTTTCTGCGGCCCATTCGCTCGCAAGCCGGTCGACACGGGCGCCGTCGAACCGGCGCTGCTGGGCCCGCGGCGCGGCCGGTGCGATCCTGCGTGCGAGCCAGGCCCGCGCGGTTTCGAACATCAGGCGAACCTCACGAACACGCGCCGGCGGTCAGGAAGGCCGAGCGCGACACGGTTGGCGGCGTCCTCGCGAGCGACTTCGGCCCGGTAGCGATCGCGCAGCATCAGCAGGTCGGCGACTGGAATGCGCTTCAGCGACCGGCCGGCGATCTGGTACTCGAGGACGTCCTGCGAGGCGCGCCCCTCGATGACCGCCTCGATGGCCTCGAGCGTTTTTCGAGCGTGCGTCCTCAGATCTGCGGTCGACGCGGAGAGGGACGGCAAGACGGTGATCCGGCCCGTGCCGACGGTGTAGACCTCGCCGGACTTGCTGACGCGGGCGACCCATTCGTAGGCCCCGGCGGCGTAGTTCGCGGTCGCTGCCGCCGCGACCGTTACCGCATGGTCATCGCCGTCGGACGACGCTGAAATTGTGACTTTCGCGCCGGCGTTGATGAGGACGTAAGACAGCGCCCAGCCGTCGCTGGCCGGGTAGTCGGCAAGCGCGCGGGTCCAGCGCCAAGTGTCGCCCGCGCGCGCGGAAAGCGGCTCGGCGGTTGGGATGTCTGCAGCCATTGTGCCGCCGACGGTACGGCGGCGGCTGGTGCATCTCTAAGGCACTTGGTGCACCACGCCGACGATGCGCGCGATCTGCCATTTGCTGATGCCGTACCGGCGCGCCAACAATCCGACGCGCTCACCTTGCGCGAAATCGCGCCGGATGGCCGCGTTGCGCTCCGAACGGCCTTCCCCGGCGCGACGGGGAATGTAGACGCGATCACCACCCCAGGTCTGACGCGCCTGTCTGTCGACCGCAAGGGCGATTTCAGCTGAGAGACTCGGCGCCATTTCAAGGACACGTCGCAGCACGTCTGCAATGACGTCATCCGGCGCGCCGTCCCACGGCATCGCAGGCGGCGGCTGTGGTGGTTCCTGTGGCGCTCGGACGGCAGCCGGCGTGACGGCATCGGTGCGGGTCTTGCGCGGACGGCCTCGCGGCATCATCACCTCCGGTAGTTGATCGAGTAGCGCGGCGCCGGCCGGGCGGACGCCGGTTGCGCTGCTTGCGGACTGTCCGCGGCCGGCTGCGCGCGCGGCCTCGAGCGATCTGCGCCGAGAATCTTCGCGGCAGCCGCGGCGTAGACCTCACAGTCGAGCGCGTGGTTCTCGCGGTCATGGCGCTTCCAGATGACGCGCCCGGCCGGCATCACGATCTTGGACTCGGCCACCAGCTGCCGCGCGTAGGCCTCGGGTAAGTTGCTCGGCAGGTGCCAACAGCCCGGCTGGTCGCGCGGCCAGTCGATGCGGCCATGCACTAGGCTCTTGAAGTAGCCGGTGTCGACGTGCCAGAGTTCCTGGCCGGTGCGGATCTTCTGGCCCTTCGATGTCACGTCGAGCTTCGACAGGCGCACCGGCGTCGACAGCGTCTGCTGCCCCTTGCTCGGCCGCGCGTTCGGATGGCTTCGGCAGAAGGCGTAGACCATGTCTGGTAGGAAGCCGGCATCGATCAGCGCAAGCCGGATGCCGCGCCCGCCGTAGTCGCCGCCCAGGACATTGCCGAGCTGGCCCCAGACATCCGGCCGATCGGTTTCACCCCAGAGCTCGCCGAAGTCGACAAGCCAAGACTCGAGGCCGACGCCCCAGGCGCGGACGACGTAGACGAGGCGATTTTTCTGAACGTCGACACCGGCCGACAGCGCGATCGCACCATCCGGCACCTCGCCGAGCGCGTAGTCGCCGCACATCGCCATCACACGATCGTGCGTTGGCGCCTCTCCGCGCTCGACCCACGTCTCGCCGAGGCTGGTGTTCACCCAGGTTTGCAGAGTCTCCGGGCTGCGCTTCGCGTCGACGAATGCCGCCGCCGTGCTGCCAAACGGCACCCACGGGCTGTACAGCTCGTTGATGTGGAAGCCGGCCACGCCATCGAATGCCGCGCTCGCCTGCCACCGGCCGCGCTGCAGCATCCGCAGCTTGTCGGCGTCCGTGATGGCGCCACCACAGTGCGGGCAGGCGTACCAGGCGCCGCGCGGGTTGCCTTCATCCCAGTGGACGTTGTCCCACTTCAGCCGATCGAAGGCCTCGCAGTGAGGGCACGGGACGAGGAAGTAGCGCTGGTCGGACGCCTCGAACGCGGCCTCGATCCGGCTCGCGCCCTTGACGGTGGGCGTGCTGCCCATCAGAAGTTTCCGGTTCCAGAACGTCGTCGAACGCTTGCGCGCCAGCGAGATCGGATCGCCCTCTGTCCCGGCGGACGGCGGGTAGCGGTCGACCTCGTCGCAGAGCACGATGCGGATCGGGCGCGAGGCCAGGCCAGCGGGGCTATTGGCGCCTGCCATCGTGATGTGGCCGCCCGCGAAAATCTTGTGCAGCACCGTGTTGCCGCTGTCGCGGCTACGCGGGTCCTTGATCCGGCCCTTCAATGCCGGCGTGTCGCGCACCATCGGCGCGAGCCGATCCTTCGACCAGGCCTCGGCCATCTCGACGGTCGGCTGCAACAGCAGCATCGGCGCCGGGTCGCGGTCGATGAAGTAGCCGACGACGTTGCCGATCAACTCGGTCCAGCCGACCTGCGCCGATTTCATCACGACGATCTCGCGCACGGTCGGATCGTTGACCGCGTCCATGATCGCGCGCTGGTACGGCGCCCGGTCAGTCCGCCACCTTCCGGGTTCTGCGGCGCTTTCCGGGCTCAGGCGGCGTTCCGCGTCCGCCCACTGGCTCACCGTCAGCTTCGGCGGCGGCTTCAGCACGTCCCGTGATGCGCGCTCGACGCGCTCGAGTACGGTCAGGGAGTCCATCGGATGAGAGTTCCTCCAGGGCTTCAAGCACTTCGGATTCGATGAGCGACGCGGCCTCCTCGTCGGATGCGGCGGCGCGGGCGCGTGGCGCGGCCTTGGTCGGCAGCGACAACAGGCGCGAGCGGGCGGAGCCGAGCATTCGCGCCCAAGCCTCGATGACGTGCTCGGCAAGCACCATCTCACCGCGCAACTCGGCCGCCTCTAGCTCGGTGCGGTCGGCCTGGGCTTTTGTCAGTCGAGCGCGCTCGCGCTCGTAGTCGTAGACCTGGCCGTCGTCGCCGATTCCCCGCTCGCGATCTCGCTTGCGGTTCAACCAGCGCCCGAAGGCCACGCATTCGTAGCCGTCACCGACCCACGGCGGCGGATCGTCGCTTTCGTGCAGGCGCAGGAGGTGTCGCGCGCTGACGTTCGCGATCAGCGCGGCGTCTTCCCTACTGATTTTTCGGACGGACATAGTGTTGTTTTGGCGCTACAGAATCATCGCGAGCGAATTGACCCCCGACCCTTTGGCCTGGGAAGGACCCAACCCCGGGGTCATCGCGCCGACCTCAGCGCTTCGTCGAACCGCCGCTCGAACGCCGGCCCGAGTGTCGCGTTCGCGATCCGCGCCGCCTCGCCGTAGAAGTCGAGCTTCTTGCGGTAGTTCGCCCGCTCGACGAACCACAGCAACGCGCGGCGATCGGCGAGCTGACGACGGGTGCGCTTGATCGGAACCGCATACACGCCAGGCGCGAGCCGCCCGCGACGCTGCTCGATGACGAACAGGCGACGCCCCTTCCATGGCGTGCCGTTGGTGAGCGCCCGCACGATGGCGAGCTGCGTGGCCTTGCTGACGTTGCCGTTCACATCAAGCGGCAACTCGTCGGTCGGCGTGAACAGGCGGCCCATGAAGCGCTGCTCGATCTTCTTTTCCTGGCGCTCGCCGCCTTCGATCACCGGCCTCAGGTAGGCCGCCTGGATCGGCTTGATGAACACCGTCGCCTCGAGCTTCTCGCGCGTCGAGTAGCGAGCAGCGACCGCCGCCTTCGTGAACGGACGCGGACGATCGAGCTGCCGACCGAACACCGCCGGCATCTCCTTGCGCACGGCGTTGGCTGCGTCGTTGATCGCTCGACTGGCTGCGAACTTGATCTGCTTCGATGCGCCGTTGATCTGCGCTCGCACCTGGTCGAGCCCGGAAATCGCCAGTTCGACTCTCATTCGTCGCCCTTCCTCGCCAGCCAGAACGGCAGCATCACCACCACGACGACGAGCACCGCCACGGCGCCCGTGAACAGCAACACGATCGTCTCGATGCTCATGCCGCCACCTCGACCCTGACTCGGACCATCCCGCCGATCTCGCCCTCGGCCACCTCGAACGACAGCCGCCAGCGCGAGTCGTCCACGCTGATGGCATCCGACAGACCGTCGAGCCCGGACTTCATGCTCGCGATCAGGTTGTCCCAGTCGCGCGCGCGCCGATTCGGCGGCACGAAGACGAGATGCACCGCCACGCGATCGGCCCCGATGGGCTTGGCGCCCTGCTGCAGCGCGGTGGCCCAGCACGCCTGCCGGTACTGGCGCACGAGCCGCTGCCGGGCGCCCCAGTGCAGGCGGGCGTTTGGGCTCAGGTTTGTTGGCGGCCACGGCAGCGAGAACGTCATCGCTTCAGGCACGGCGCACCTCCACGTCCTGCTTGGCGCGGTAGCGCATGTAGCGCGAATTCCGAAGCGGGTCGCCAATCGTCTCGACCAGGCCGTACCGGCGCAGGCGGATCAGCGCCCAGTCGACAGCCACGCGGGACCTGGATCCGCAGCGGCAGAGGATCTCGTGGTGGCGCAGGAACCGGCCCGGGTGCGCGGAGAGCACCGACCACACCTCGTCGGTCGCTGAGCCCTCGCGGATCACGCCTGGCGGTCGCGGGTTGTGGCGCGGCGCCGGACGCGGCGGCTGCGCGGCGAGCGCGGCCTGCATCTGCCGCACGATGATCTCCATCCCGGAGCCGTTCACTCGTCACCTCCCGAGTGTGTCGTCAGCACCGCGATCGAGATCGCGATGACTGCCGCCAGCACCAGGTTCGACCACACCATCACGATCACCTCCAGATCTCCGGTCAGCATTGGCCTGTCTCTTCACTTCCGCGCGCACCTGGTCGATCCCGAACGTGGTCTCCCGATTGGCCGACAGGAACCTCTCGATCGCCGCGAGCATCCCGCGCCCGTGCTCCGCGTTCGGCCTGGCGCTCAGCACCAGTCGCACACAGCACCGGAGGCACCGAAGGTCGCATCCCCCGTGCCAGCGTTTCGTCGACGCAGCTGCGCAGTCGAGGCATGTCACTGCATCTCCATCAGTTGATCGGCCCGCATCACAACGCGCCCGATCGTCTCGACGACTTGCGGGACGACCGAGTTGCCCAAAGCCTTAAGGCGCGCTCGTCGCATAGGCGTGCCCAGTCCGGCGGGTAGCCCATCAGCACCGAAACCCAGTCCGGATTCAGCACGTGCGACAACTCGCGGGGGCTCCCAGTCGTACTGCTCGCATCCGGGTCCGGCAGGCCAGCGTGGACTTGCGCGGTCACCCCAAGCTGCCGTCCCGGCCGGACTTGCCTGTTCTCCTTGCAGCCATCCCACCGCTGAGGCGTTCGCCATCCGCGCACCGTCGCATCCGTCAGGCTGATGCCCGGGTGTGCCTTGCTGGTCGGCGTGATCCGGCTGCCACTCGAATTCGCGTCGCCCGCCGTCGCTGTCGGCCAATTGCGCACTGCCGCTGATAGCGGCAAACCGCCCTGCGCGTATCGCTTGCTCCGGGACGTCACGCAGTCCTGAGTCGCCGTCGGCCACTCGCTGCTTGTGAGCGACGATCCAGACCCGGTCGCGTCGGTGTGGCGCTCCGACATGGCGAGCACCCACCACGAGCGGCCAGCAGGCGTAGCCCGCCGATTCCAAGTCGCCAAGCACCCGGTCAGCGCCTCGAGTTCGCAGCGCAGGGACGTTCTCAGCCAAGACCCAACGGGGTCGCACGTCGCGCACGACCCGAAGCATCTCGCGCCACAGGCCGCTGCGCTCGCCGTCGAGACCGGCGCCTTTCCCTGCGACGCTGACGTCTTGGCAGGGAAATCCCCCGGCGACGATGTCGACTCGTCCGCGAAAAGCGGCAGCGTCCAGCGATCGGACGTCGTCATGCTGCGGCACCTCCGGCCACTGCTGTGCGAGCCACTCTCGGCAGAACGGATCGGCCTCGCAGAATGCAATCGTCGTCATGCCGGCGCGCTCCAGCCCTAGCGCGATGCCGCCGATGCCGGAGAACAGATCGAGCACGCGCATCAGTCGCCATTCCTCGACTCCGGCGGCTGTCGCTCAGCGGCGATCCGCTCCGGCTCGTCCGTGCCCGGGCAGTACAGGAACGCATCGCAACGCGCTCGCGCAACCCGGCCCCAATGGCGGCACCAAAGGATCCCGTCGGCCGTCTCGACGGAGTGCAGGCAGCTGGCGCAGGTCATTCGATCACCTCAGCTTCTGCGCCGACTGCACGCTCGGCAGCCTGCCGCACGGCGATCGGCACGGACTTGCCGGCAGCGGCGCGAGCCAGGATCCGGTGCGCCCAGTCGCGACCGGCTCTCGGCTTCGCCGACGCCACCTGGCGCTCGACGGCGGCCAGGTGCTGCGCGGCCACCTCGGGCGCGGCGCGCGGCGCGTCGAGCAGAGCGGCCGGTGCATGGGCGCGCCTGCTGACCGCGGACTCCTGGCACGCCTTCACGAACTCGGACAGGCTCGGAGGCCACTCGCGGCCCGAGTCGGTGACGGCCTGCAGCGCAGCGGCGATGGTCTGCGGCTCGAAGCGCCCAAGGTTTCCGGCCCAGACCGACCGCACCTCGTCGTGGGTCTCGGCTGGGAACATGGCGGCGACCTTCTGTGCGCCCCAGATTGCCCCGAACCGGCTGAGGATTCGCTCAACCCAAGCGGGCGGCAGCGGTGCGTGCGTCGACATCGACGACCTCCGGAGATCGGCGGGACTGCCCGGTCAGGGCGAGGAAGGTTTCGTGGGCTGCCGACGTTGGCTTTGCGGCTCCTTGGGCGTTGATGCGGCGAGCCTTCGCGGCCCACTGCTCGAGGATCGCGACCACCAGGCCGATGCCGATGCGCTCGCCCGGCTTGTCCGCCCTCGCCTTCTCGCAGGCAGCGGACAGCACGTCGGGCTCGACGCCTTGCCCGGCCAGCGCGATCAGGCGTGGATCGCTGCCGTTGCACTCGACGCCGAGGCGGCGCGCCGCGATCGCGAGCCGAACGGGCGGCGCGATGTCGTCATCGGCGGGGGGCCCAACGCGCGCAGGCGCGTCTTCGGTGGAGAACTCTCCCCCCTCCCTTAGTGGGAATGCAGATGAAGATGAAGATGAAGGGGGGGGTTTGATGTCTGGATCAAGGGGGGTTTCAGAACCCCCCTCGAAACCCCCCTTGGGTTTTCGAGGTCGCCCGCCTTTTGATCCGTGAGAAGCCCCCTTGGCACCGTGCTCGGCACCCGCCCTCCCGCCTTCTGCGCGAACCCGACGAAGCTCCTCGTCGCGGACCATGCGGCGGCTGTAAAGCACGCCGGAGTCCGTGCGAGAGCACACGCCCGCGTCCTCGAGTTCCGCGAGCAGCGCCTTGCACTCCTTCTCCGAGACGCCGACGAGACGGGCGAGCTGCGCCGGCTGCATCGCCTTGCTGCCGACCACCAGGTGGCCGTAGGGTTCGCAGTCGTGCATCACGCACATCAGCTCGACCCACAGGCCACGCGCGGCCACGGAACAGGACTGCAGCGCCGCGTCGCGGCGCCAGTCGCCCGGGTAAAACTGGAAGGACGGGCGCTTCACGTCGGATGCCTCCAGCCCATCTCCCGGCCGGCGGCCACGCTCGGCAGCTCGCGGAACGCTTGACTGCCAGCCCGGCGCGGCG